GAATATTCTTCCTTAATGCAATGATGTGTATCTATACCATCTCTCAAAATTTTCATTTGTTCTTCAGAAAATAAATCTTTGAAAATATATATCTTTGTTCCTATGTCACGTATCATAACTTCACCTGCGAATCTTGGTTCCATACCACATACTAAAGGTATTCTTTTAAACTTCTTTAATACCTCGTTTAACATGTACCCACCCCTGTATACTTATATCACTCTCTTCACACCACGGATAAATTTCATCGTCATCTCCTATGAAATTTAGAGCACGTATACCAGTGCCAATACACCTGTCGCAAATAGCCTTGTTATCATCAATAATGAGACCTATATCGAGGGCACGACATATATCCACTTTCTGGATTTCACTGGATGTATAACTATTTGTAAGTATAACATCGTCAAACATATATGGGAAATACATATCTACCCATTTTTCAGTTTCTTTTCGGGCCATATCTTGGCGTCCAGTTACGATATACATTTTGTCATATCGCTGTCTAAGGTTAAACATAGCTTTTTGTGCTCCAAAGATTGGTGTAAGTTCTGTGAATGCTTTAGATTGATAAAAGTCATGGACCATTTTTTGTGAAGTTGGTTCATCTATGTCAAATATTTCGCGATACACATAACTATATTTGGGTTTGGTGATAATTTGTTTATGAAATTTAGCCATTGGGATTAAGAATTTTACTAAGACTTCGTCGATATCGATTGCAACCCTGTTCATTTATTTATTACAAACATTATTCATACTCTATAATTACTACACCCACAGGGAAAAGGTGTTCCATTATTTTCTCAACTTTAATTAGATGTCTGGATTACCAGTTGTAAATTATGGTAGAATGGAACGACTTAGACCACCAGAAAGCACACCAGTGCCATTGACTTTAAACACATTTTGTATCGTATTAATAGTTATATTTCTATTGTACCTATACAAACGCTCAGTCGCAATTACTCAAGAGCGTCAACAATTTTATACTTGAGACACTTTTCTGGGGAAAGATAGATATCCTTCTTCATCAACTTTTTCAACATTTTCTCAGGGATTTTAGTTTTCTCGAGATACATCTGTTTTAACTTCTGCATAAACTTATCTGTTGATTTCAGCTCATGCTTAAGTTCTTGGAAATTGCCCCACATCTCTGTAGAAATCTGATGAATGAGAATGTATGCATTCTTACCCATACGTCTTTCAGCCCCACCAAGTAGCATAAATGTAGCCGCACTACAACAAGAACCTTGGGCGATGGTGATAACCTTCACTCGTGAAGTTTCGAGAACGTTCATCATGTTCATACCAGCAAATATACAACCACCTTCACTCATGATATGGACTCGGATGGATGGTTCGTACCCAACGAGTTCAGCTTTTTTTTTAAGAAGTTCAATCTCCAATTTTTTAAATTTATCAACGAAGTCAAGAGTGTTTTCGCGATCAACATCGGCATAGAAGAGAATTTCATTCCCGATAGTTTTGACGTATTCTTCAGTGGCTGGAACTTCTTCTTCCTTCGTACTCATTCTTCAAGGCTTTCTTGATTTTAGTTACGTCTCTTGATTTTAAGCCACTTCCAACAGCCAAATGGTTGATGACGTCGAAGTCTTGAGGTGAGATTTTATATTCCACTAGTTTACTTAGGTCTCCTTTTTCTGCATACTTCTTTAAAAGACATAATTCCTCTACACCTAACCCCATTCTTGATTTTTTCTTAAGTTCCTCAAATTTTCCTTTTCTCATTTTATAGTTCCCCAGTTTAGTCCAACAACTCCCTGGTCTAATTTTATCCTTTTCGAGTGGTTCACCTAGACACTTCTTTGGTATTGTGAGCGCATGTAAGACGAAATAAGGCATGAGGTTCCAATTCCCTGATTTATATATATAATTGTCGTAGTGATCAGCCATAGAAAATGATTCACATATAGTCGTAATGTCAACCCCTTCAGAATTTATATAATTCTCTTGGAAAACATCCCACATGTGTCCGTGTTCGTGTATACTATCGTAAATTGGTATAGGTTTCCGATCTGATAATACATCAGCTATGAATTCTTTCGGTGTTTGGAAAATATCCATTTCATCATACCCATCAAGATAGGTGAAAAAGTTTCGAATATTACCATTACACCTATACGCTGCATTTTCTGCTTTAGGGCTTTTATCTTCAACGAGTGTGAGTAATACACTAGGTTTATGTTTCGGAATAAAAACAGTTTCAAAATTTGGATACATGCACATGTTTGTACACGTTACTAATAGTGAACCACGACTCAATCGATCACCATCAGAAACCTGTTCTATAATTGGTTTGAAGGTTGGTTCATAGTCTTCAATAAACACATGTTTGGATGAAGGTTTAATAAACGGTAAAAAGAGTGATTTACTTTTCAGATGTTCAGTTCGTAACTCAACATTATTTAAACCTTCCAAAACTTCATTGAGAACATATGATTTACCAACACCAGAACCCCCACATATGAATACATTCTTTCTTTCGCGAATGTACCGTCGAATAAGTTCAATTTGTTTGGTGTGAATTGTCACCACGGTTTTTACTTCCACTTTTTTTTGTGGTATTATTTTAATGAAAGAATCCATTGATGATATTACTAATCAGGCCATAGATTTAGTGCTGGAAAATGACGCACTACATAAACGTATCGTAGAACCTTTAAAAAGGAAAATTTTACCATACGTTGCATGTGGAGTTCTTACCAATGTGGTCATGTTTATTCTTTTGGTGTACCTTGCTCGACGTCTGAGTCTTCTTCCTCTTCATCTTCCTCTTCCACTTGACTAATTTCATCGTCCTCTGGTTCGGGTTCGGGTTTTGTTTTGGCGAGGAATTTACCCACACGTTCTAGGGGTGTATTTTTAGTTATAGCTTCTATGGGTTCAATAGTTTTTGGAACTTTCAAAAGTGGGATTGAACGCACATTAAGAATCTCTGGTTTTGTAAATACATTATCTAGAGGGTATTCTTGGTCAAAGTTTGTCATAATTTTTTTAGGAATTGAGGGAGACTGTTCAAGTAGTCTATCATATTCAGTCTTACAGTCTTCTACAAACTTCAGACCATGAATTTTACGCTCATCTCGTGGTATAGCTAACATTAATCGAATATTTCTAGATAAGAGACCATGTGATAACGCAGCAGTTCTATGATTTTCCATCAATTCGTTAATCTTTAAGAAATTTGAAATCGTGGCGATGAGACCCGCAATCAGGTTTAAACCACCTATGATAGACGGCGCCATCGGTTGAATACTGAGAGGCAAAGTCGTTTGTGCAAAATTTGCAGTGCCTGTAATAGTTGAAAGAACAATTACAGGTAAAGTGAACTTCATACTCAATTCTTTATAGAGTAAGAAAGCACGATGGTGCATGAACCTGTAGCAGGCACAGGTTTCACCCCATTGTCTTAATATGATTTCGTGCTGGTCGTTCCATATAATTTTATCTTTTACCATTATATATAGTAAATGAATATAATTTTTGCATTACATACTATTTTTATACTAATGATTTTGATTGTACCTTTTACAAATAATCGTAGAAACCTTGAGTTTTACTCGATGGTCATTCCATTTATATTTTATCATTGGTCAGTGAATGATGACACATGTGCATTAACCCAAGCGGAGGTTGCAATGACTGGTAAATCTAAAGATGAAACATTTATGGGGCGCCTGGTTGGTCCTATTTACAAAATGGAAGAGAATGATGTAAATAAAATGACAAAGACTATGTTTTTTGCTCTTTGGGCATTTACACAGTACAGGTTGGGGGTTTTTGATACATTCTTCGATGAACTACAAGAAACCCTTAAACGTAAAACAAAGTAATCTTATTTCCTCCTCGTAAGTTCCTGAACTTGTTTCATGAATTCACGATTCCGTTGAATCCTGGGGTCAGCGGCGATAAGACGAAGAAGAGCAGCAGTGGGTATAGTAGGTTTATTCCCAGTAGGTTTGGTCGTCTTCTTCAATCTTGTCTTGGCGTTCTGAAGTTGCTTTGCTGTTGGCATCTAATATACCTATATATAATTTATTGGTGAATCACCTATATATCTGAACTTGTCAAAAAAATGAACACAAGACCTAAAATTATCAAATACAATCATACACAACGCATCAGCTATATCGTGTTTCCTCTCATAAGGAATTCCACCTTCTATGTATTTTTCTGCTATGGCTACTGTTCTTTCCTTACGTTCTTCATAATCTAAATGTCGCATCCCAAAATGCACATGCATGCTCACAGGTGAAACTAGTAGAACCTTCTCTTTGAACATGTAATGTAATAAAATCTCGATATTTTGAAAGCCACCAGGTGGTTGTCGTTCTATAAGTATTTTATCAGCTGAATCGAAAATACTTTGGTGATCTTCTACAAATAAAGGAATAGTGTCTACAAAATCATTTGACTTTATATATTTATAATCTTCCAAACTTACCTTCTTTAGGAACTCTACCGTAATTTTTGG